GTCGAGCCAGATGGCCAGTGCGGCGTCGTAGGTGACTGGATCCGGCAGGCTCAGTCGAAGATCGCCGGTGGCAGCGCCGCTCACCGAGTTAATAGTCAGGTCGACCGTAAAGGTCTCGATGAATCCAATGGCCGTGTGTCGCGCCATGTTGACTGTGATCGCAAAGGTTCGACCACCACCGGAGTCTGTCAGCGTCGGCACCCAGGTCGACGGGGCGGTCAGAGGCAGGGCGGCGTAGATCTCGTTGAAGTTGTCGTTTAGCTTCTGCCCGGCACCGCGGAGGGTGTCCCCGGTGTTATCGTTGGCGATTGCTCCGATGTTGATGATTTGCTGGGCCATATCAGTTCTTCGGTAGTGCGTACCAGCCGGCAGGCAGCGTCACCTTGGACGGCCCCACCAGCTTCTTGTCCTTGTCGAATCCGTAAACGCTGGCCTTGACCGGCTTGGCCAGCATCACCGGATCACCGGAAGGGACCAGGACCACCTTCGTCACCTGGCAGCCCAGGCAGGTCAGCAATGCGATCAGCCAGATCGCTCTTGAGGGCCTCGGGAGCTTTGCCATGTTGCACATCGGTGGGTGGTGTTTCTCGGAAACAGTCGAGCAGGGCCTTCAGGATCTGGTAGATCCAGTTCACTCGGCCTTCTTCTCGGCGTCCTTGGCCCAGATGAGGCCGATGCCAGCGGTCACCGCGGCGATGGTCGTGGTGATGTCCAGATGGGTGGTCGGGTCACCGTCGAACAAGGCCTTCATGGCCCCGCCAACAGCAACGAGGATGGCACCGATGCCGGCCAGTGTGGTCTTGGTGTTTTTCATTTCTTCAGGGCTTTGTACAGGGCAACGCAGGCGGCCAGGAGGCCAACCACGGCGGACGCGAAACGAATCTGGTCAGTGAGCTGGGGGAGCATCGAGGCTCCCGTAGCAGCAGCCGATGTGGCCAGTGAGACCGCTAGGCCGTTTGTTCCGCCGCCGTGGTTGGTTGCGTCCATGTTACTCGGGCTTGGATTGTGAATATGCGGCCGCTGCTTCAAGGAGTTCCACCAGAGGAAGGCCGACCTTCATGTTGGTCACGTTGCCGGCCTTCATTCCAATGACAAGCAGCTCATAGAGTTGGTTGAACTGCTGCGGTGTGAGTTCGATCTTGATCATGCGGCAGGAGCTTCGACAACGGGAGCTTCAGGCGCAACAACAACCGGCTCAGGAACCACCGGCACCCACGGCAGCGGCGGAGCGATGACCGGCGGGTTGATCTGGTTCTCGATCTGCGCGGTGACGTTCGCTTCGATGGCGGTCTTATCGACTCCAGAGGCGTAGCACCATCCGAGAACCTGATCCTGCGTCAGATCCTCGTACGGCGTGAAGTCACCGCTGGGCGCAGCGAACGACGTTGAGCCGTAGCAGGTGCCGCTGTAGGTCTTCTCGTCGTCTCCGGTGCCGATGGTTTCGGTGCCGTTGCACCTCCAGTCGGCGGTGATGACGACATCGGTGAGGGTGCCTTCGGTCGGTTTGACCAACAGGCGTTCAATGATCCAAGAGAGGGTAATCATGGGATTAGGCGAGAGTGATGTTGGCGACTCGGGTTGTGCCATCAGATCCGCGATAGCTAAAGCGGAGGTTGGTGTTGCTGGTGGCGTTGACGGTTAGCTGGCCGTTGACAGTCAACGTGGCGGGAGTTGCGGAAGATTGCAGAATCAGATTCCCACTCGCATCGAGGGTCATCGCTTGGGTCCAAGTGATGGCGTTGCCAGCGGTTGGGGTTACATCAGTGCTTCTGTACCACTGATGCGATGCGTCCACCAATCGGTACTGTGCCGCTGGCTGGCTGACCGCATAGTTCCAAACAATGCCAGCGGAATATGTGGCATAGCTGTTGTTCGAAAACCATGAGTTTGGCGAACTAGTAAGCGCGCTCTTGGCACCAGTCAAACCCTGTCCAACCCGCCCAATTTCAAGTGCTTGATAATACGTTGAATCCGTCGCACTCGGCGTAACCCCCACGCCGACGTTGCCGGAGGAGTCAATTCGCATCCGCTCTCCACTGATATCGAAATAGATGCCACCGCCATTCAGGAATCCAATTACGCCAGCTTCCGCAGCGTTAGTGAATCCTCGAATCTTTGACGGAGTGGTTCCGGTCGAACGAATGTAAAACTGCGTCCCATCCTGTCCGCCAACCTCAAGTCGAGCAGCAGAAGGCGTAACCCCCACGCCCAGCCCCGTGGAGTTCAGGGTCATGGCGGTGCCAGATGTATTGGACCATTCGTGGATTCCTGTTACATCAATGCGATAACGATCAGAGTAAGTCGATCCAGTTCTGGTCGTCGAAGTTGAAATCTGGAAGTCGCCATTTGCAGAAACGTCGTTCCAAGCTCTCCAGCTTCGGCTTGAAGCACTCGCTCCGTATGCCCACTGATACAATCCGCCAGCACTTCCAGATGTTACCTGCATTCCACCGACTACATCTAATGGCAGCGCAGGTGTCGCCGTACCAATACCCACCCGATCAGCATATCCAGCCGCATTAACCACCAGCGTCGTGGTGTCCACCGTCAGAGCGCCGGTGATCGTGGCGGAGGCGAGGGTGGCGGTGCCGCCGGCTCCCAGGAGTTGATTGATCGTCGACTTCTTGGTCGTGCCGCTGGCGGCCATTGACGTATCGGAGACGTCGACGATAACCAACGGGTCGGCCGTTGGATCAACTGTTGAGATGGCCGTTAAGGCCGTAATTTTGGAGTCTGCCATATCAGTAAACGGTAAGGATGAACTTGTCGGAGTTTTCGGTTAGTAAAAGGTCGGTGCCGTCTTCCAAAGCAATTCGGTCGTAGGTGCCGAACGAGAAAACGATCTTACCGGAGGCATCTTCCTGCAGGACGAAGAACTCGTCCTCCTGAAGCATATCGCGCCGCAGGATCGGTAGATCGAAGCCACCGGCATCGCCGGAGGGCGCTCGATTGGTTCCGATGCCGATGCCAAGTCTCATGTGTTAGGCGGTGCGAGCCAGGAATGCCACGGCCTTGCCAGAGGCTAGTTGAAATTCGGTGATGTTACCGACCAGCGGGAAGCCGGCCGGCAGGGTGATGCCGGTCCAAGTCCCAGAGATGCCGGTGCCTGTGATCGAGGTGAAGACGGTCGGCTCAGCCGGAATCACGGCCGAGAAGTTGCCAGTCTGGGCAGCCGTGGTGGTCACCGGGAAGAATCCCTGGCGCCCCATGCTGTATTCCATCGAGATGTCTGCTTGAACGGCCATTTTGTCTTTCGGTTAGAGGGGAGGTCACCGGAACTTTCCAGCAACCTCCCCAATTTTAAGGGTTAACCTTTTCGGACTTTCGGTGCCAGGGCTCCCTGTATCCACAGGATGAGCTTGCCTCCTTCGGGAACGGTCGCGGTGTTGAAGCCGTCGCGCTGGAGTGTCGCGTCGACCTCGGGACCAGAAACGAGCTTGGTTTTGCCGTTCTTGTCCACCGAGATGGTAGTTGCGATTCTCATGGGTCAGCCGATTAGGCGGTGATGAGAACCTCGGCCTGCGTGGTGTCCGCGGCGGCTGCACCGAACATGATGTCGTAGGAAGCCATGTGAGCGCGGGAGGCGCGGCTGTACCAGACAGACAGCAGGACCGAGAGGCCGTTGGACAGCTCGACCGTGCGCTGCTCCAGGAACTCGCCGGCGATCATTCCGACCGGGAGGCCCGAGGCCACCGCGATGGCGTCCTGGCCGCAAACGAAGCCGGCGGTGTTGGCGATAGCGCCGGTCCAGTCGTTCTGCTCCAGGATGTTGTTGAAGCCAAAGAAACCGTTGTTCAACGGGCCGTAGCGGCTGTCCGGGAACGGGTTGGTTCCAGCGGCAGCGGTGAACTGACCGGAGAACATCAGGCGAGCCAGGTGGCCACCGTCGAGCAACAGCAGCTTCTGGCGGTAGTTCTTGGCCAGGGCCAGGATCGCCGGGAGGTCGGAGCTGTCGAAGTTGGCGGCCGTGCCGATGGTGGTTCCGGCGCCGTAGTTGCCGGAGGTCATGACAGCGGTCACCTTCTTGGAGATGGCCAGGGCGAAGATCTCAGCGGAGCCCTGGGACAGGTCGGAGAGGGCAAAGCCCTGGTTGAGCTCCTGCTGGGTGACCGTGAAGGTCTTGGTGATCTGGTTCACCGTCACCGAGGTGGCGGCCAGAGTGGACTGGTTAGCGGCGCCATCCTCGAAGTTGGTGGCGTTGTCGACCGCGGCGTCGCCGGTGGTGAACTTCTTGACCTGCACCGTCGCACGGGGGCGGAGGTTATCCAGGCCGACGTTGCGGGTAAAACTGCTGATCATGGCCAGCTTGGCGCTGATCACGGTGATCACGGCGTCGGCGAGATAGTCGACAACCAAGCCGGAGGCGAAGGTGTTCGCAGCCTGGGGAGCGATCAGCGCCGACTGGCGGAGCAGTT